CAAAAAGGGCTTGGCTTTTTAAACAAATGCCTAATCCAGAGATAACTCCAATTTGGTTTATGGATAACAACTCGTTCTTCTGGAGGAAAAATAAAATGTGCGCGACGGCATTTTTATCCGGAGAACTTTTAAAAAAACTCTGCTCATGGCGTGATGACCCTCGCAAGTTTCTCTACGAAAAACCAAAAAAAGACAAGCAGTGCATTATTAAATCAGTAACCAGACAACTCAAGAAACTTATCAAAACTGTCAAACCTATATCAGAACAAACCAAAAATTTCTTCAAACTCGCAGGAGCCTTCAAACACCTAAAAACACAACAAAAATATGCAAATTGAAAATAAAAACCAAAAAATAACCGAATTCGTTGCCCTCATCACCCAAGGCATTGAGTGCTGGAATAAAGCCGGTGAAATCGTTGTTCAGCTTCTTGATGAACAGGAACTCACCATTTCCGATATCGCGCAAACTTCAGAGTTTCTGACCGAGGACATTGTGACCCGTTTTGAGCAACTGGGACGCAGACAACTTCTTCCTCGTTTGCTTGTCGCTGACTACCCGGCGGCGAAGCATCTTGTGCGGCTCCCATATAGCGAGCAAAAGCGGGCCGTGGAAAACTCGCTTGATCTACTTGTTTGTGAAGGCAAAGAAGCAAACATTCTGAAAGTCAGCGTGGAAAACCTGACCCCCACACAATGTAGGCAGGTTTTCGATGGCGACCAAGTTCGCTCCATTGGAGCGCAGCGGGCATGGATCGAGGATAGGCGAAGCATCGAAGAAATTCGCAAAACTTTAGAGCAGCCAGAATCGATTTACCAAGTGCGCGGGAAAAAGATTGTGATTCGCAGACCTTGCGAACTCACGGCAGGCCAACTCGCCGCAATGATTTCTGAAATAGAGGCAAAATAACAAAGTTTTGACTAATACCAATCTCCCGAACAACAACAACCAAACAACATGACAACACACGAACTCGCAGACAAACAAGAACGCTATGTATCCGCCCCCGGCAAATACACGGCGAAAGTGAAGCAACCCGGCAACGGGTGGCTGGGCACGACAACCAAAGGCTCGGATTTTATCCGCATCCCGCTTCTCATCGAAGACGAAGGTGACCAGCACGGACGGGAAATCGTCTGGCAGGGCTGGCTCTCGGAGAAGGCCGCAGAGCGCACGGCGAAGACGCTCGACGAGGCATTTGGGCGGGAGTGGGACATCCCAACGCTCAACGCTGGCAAAGCGCCATGGGTCGGCAAGCTCTGCCGGATCACCATCGAGGCCGAGGAGGGAGAGGACGGCAAGGTGCGTCTGAAGGTGCGATGGCTCAACCCCATGACCTCCTCGCAGCCGCTCCCGGCTGACCGGCTCACGACCCTCAACGAGCGCATCCTCGCCGCCCGCACCGCAACCCCAACCGATGACGAAATCTCGTTCTAATTGACGCAAAATCGCCCAAGGGGCCGCAGGAACTCAGTTCTGCGGCTCCGACCGGGAGGACCGCTGGTGGCTTTTGCTCTCAAGACAGGTTAAAGAAGCCTGCGACCGGTTCTGGGCGGCAACGCCAGAGCGCCGGGCAAACGAAAACGAAATAATTGGTAAAATGAAAACACCACAAACAGATGACCTCGCTCGCGGGAACCATGTTGTTCCTACAGAGTGGGCAGAGCAACTGGAGCGCGAGCGGGACGAGGCGCGGGAGATTTCAAAAGCGGCCAGCAAAGGCATTAGCAAAACGGCTCGCCTTAACCAATTTCTGCTCTCGGAACTCATCGCCGTTCGCAAGGAGCGCGACGAACTAAAGGAGATCGCCTCCGAGTTTGCGATGACTGCCAGTCACTGCCTCGGCTGGCATGAAAACAAAAACCCCAATCAAATCACCTTCGCTCTCAGCCGGTGGCTCAAAATATCAACTAATGAACTGGACGCATGAACAACTCCGACAACTCGGCTACACCGAAAAACCAGATGGCTCATTTGCACGAACTGAATCTGTGGCTCCCGGAATTCCTCACTCCAAGCCTCAATCGAGTCCTCGGCAAACACTGGACCACTCTGTCCAAGGAGAAGCAACGGACCAGCCAGCATTTGGACTCCGCATTACTCGCATCTCCTGCCACCCACTCGATGCTGATAACCTTGCTGGCGGATGCAAATTCCTCATCGATGCCATCCGAAAAAGAGGACTCATTCCAGACGACGATCCGGCGTCAGTTGAAATCTCGTTCCGACAAATTAAGGCCAAAACAAAAGCCGAAGAAGGAACCTCCATCCGAATTACCTTCAGACAAACAACAACAGGGGGATTATAAGGGGGAAAAACCGAATCCTTGTCAAGACAAGTTTTGACTGATACCATTACCGCATGAAAATCAATCCGAAACAAGAGGCGTTTTGCCAAGCCTACGCGAGCGGACTCTCGATCACGCAAGCCTATGTCAAAGCAGGTTACTCCGAAAAGGGAGCCGGTCAAAGCGGTGAGAAATTACTGAAAAATGCTGAAATAGCCAAGCGGGTGGACGAACTCCGCGCCAAAGCTGTGGCAAAAATGAGCTACAAGCGCGAGACCTACATCGAAACGCTCCGCGAGCGGTTCATGGAAATGCCACCGGAATCGGCGACCTGCGCGAAGTATGGCGAGATGCTGGCCAAGGCGATGGGATGGAACGAACCGGAGAAGATCGAGGTCGCCGGGGCCATGGACATCAACATCCGCATCGGTGGCGCTTAACATCGACATCGTCCCGCGCCCGCAGTTGGCAGGCTACCTCACGCGCAGCCAACGCTGGGCCGTGATGGTCCTACACCGCCGTGCTGGAAAATCGTTCGTCTGCATCCAAGACCTCATCGCCAAGGTCTTCACGCACAAGCGCAGCGGGCCTCCGCTCCGTTACGCCTATGTGGCTCCAACCCGCGAACAGGCGAAGGACATCGCGTGGAAATACCTTGTCCAGTTCACCTCGCAAATCCCCGGAGTGGTCATCAACAAGGCGGATCTCCAGATCACATTTCACAACCAGGCTACGATCCGGCTCTACTCCGGCGAAGCCTACGAGCGCCTGCGCGGAATCTACCTCGATGGCGTGGTGATGGACGAGGCCGCTGATCTCGACCCGGCTGCGTGGGACAATGTCATCCGGCCAACGCTCACCGACTACCAAGGCTGGGCAACATGGGTGGGAACACCCAAGGGACGAAACATTTTCTGGAAGATGTGGAATCGTGCCTGCGCGGACAACGACTGGTTCACGCTCATGCTCAAGGCGAGCGAGAGTGGCATCATCCCGCAGGATGAACTTACGGATATCCGGCGCGGCACGACCGAGAACGCTTTTGCACAGGAATACGAGTGCAGCTTCAACATCGGTCGCCCCGGCGCGATCTATGTGCGAAGCCTCGAAAAGGCCCGCGCCGAGAAGCGCATCACCAACGACATTCTCTGGTTCAAGGAACTGCCGGTCTACACCTCATGGGATGTGGGCGCTCCGCTCAACCAGAAGGTCTGGGTGTGGCAGATGGTTGGCGACCGCATCAACTATCTGGATGCGCTCTCTGGGAGTGACGAGTGCAAGACGCCTGCGGACTGGGCTGCGAGGCTCAAGGACAAGCAGTATGGCTACGGTGGACACTTCATCCCTCACGATGCCGCAGCCGAAGTCGGAGGACTCTGGCAGGAGGCGCTCGCACGCAGCGGGCTGACCGGCGTCATTCCCGTGCCTCGGCAGATTTCGGTATGGGATGGCATCAACCTCGCGAACGATGCGTTCCCGCGCATTTATGTCAACGAGGCCGGATGCGCGGACGGCATCGAGGCGCTTGATGCCTACCACTCCAAGGAGGAGCGCGATGGCGTCACGATCAAGGATGTGCCGGTGCATGATTGGTCATCGCATTTCTCCGATGCGTTCAGTCTCTCGCACCAGGCTATCAAGCGTGGGATGGTCATCGACCGCTCCGCGATCCCTCGGAAGGCCGAACGACATGAAGCAACCAAAGTCGTGGCAGGATTCCGGGGTGGGGGATTCGGGAAGGTGCGCCGGTGAAACGCGAACTGGAACTCCAAATCCTCGACTTGTATCGGCGCTACCCGCAGCCGCGAACCTTTGCCGAGGAAGTCGAATTCACCGCATGGAATGGGGTCGTGATCAACACTCAAGACTTCTTCATGCTGGCCCGCCCGGTGGACATTCAAGACCCGCAGGAACGCTGGCGCGATGCGGCTCACGCATACCACAGGTTGTGCCAAAATTGCTGGCTGATCACAATATATTGTGGTATCAGTCAAAATAATCCTTGCAACTTTGCTCCGTATACACTTCCCTACATCGCATGGAGTCGGCGAGACCGCCCGCTCCGGATTTACGAAACCTCGAAACTCCTACCGCGATGCGACTCACTGACCACCAAGAAAACCCAATCCTGTCACCCTGTTTAGCATGGTTCGGCGGTGGTGGACGCAAAGGTCCAAGCAAGCAGGAGCAGCAGGCCGCGCAAGACCAGCAACGCCAGATGGCAGAGGCCGCAGCAAAGCAAGCCTCCTACCAGCAAGCCACATTAAGGGCGAGCGAGAAACGGTCGGCAGATGCACTTGCTGAACAAAAAAAGCAGAGCGAGATTTTATTGAAACAGGCAGCAGATAATAAAGCATCGCAAGATGCTCAGATCGCGGAAATGAAACTCCAAGCTGAGGCCAACAAACCAGCGCCTGCCGCGCAGGTTGATCCCGGCAACCCGCAAGCCGACATGGCTGCGGAAGTGGCCAAGCGCAAGGGACTACGCAAATCCATCCTCGCAGGAGAATCCGGACAATCGCCCATGACGACCGACTACTCGACCCTCGGTTGATGTTGTTTTGACTGATACCAAATGACCGGAAAGAATCCCGAACTCGCCGACAAGGTTCTCCAACGACATTCGGAGATGGTCCATCAGCGGGCGACATGGGAGTCGCTCTGGGAGGACATCGCGAAGTATGTCATGCCCCGCAAGGCGACGATGTTCACGCAGACGACATCGCCAACCACCGACGACGAGGCGCAACTCTTCGACGCCACCGCAGTCCGGGCAAACATGATTCTGGCCAATGGCCAACTCAGTTGGATGACCCCGCTCGAAAGCCGGTGGTTCAGTCTGGAGCCGCCGAAGGCGATGGAAAGCGAGGACGAGATTGAGCAATGGTTCAAGCGTTGCACCGAGGTCATGCAGGCCGAACTCTCTCGCAGTAATTTCTACACCGAGATTCACGAACTCTATCTCGACCGTGGTGCATTCGGCACGGCGGCAATTCTGGTCGAGCAGGGGAAGAACAATTCCCTCAACTTCACCAAGCTCGACCTCGGATGTTTCGCGATCTCCGAGGACGATGAAGGCTATGTGGACACGCTCTCCCGTGAATACGAGATGACAGCACGGCAGGCCGCGCTCAAGTTCGGAGTCGAGAACCTCACCGACTCGATGAAAGAGGAACTGGAGAAGCCTAACTCCAACCGCAAGTTTTCCTGTGTCCATCTCATCGCTCCCCGTGGTCCGGGTGAGATCGAAATAGGCAAGCGAGACGCTGAGAACAAGCCCTACGCCAGCGTGTATGTGGACAAAGCGAGCAAGCATGTCTTCCTCGCTTCCGGGTTCGATGAGCAGCCGTTTTTCGTTACTCGCTACCTCAAGTGGAAGAACTCCGAGTGCTACGGCTACAGCCCAAGCTGGACTGCGCTGCCGGAATGCAAGCAACTCAACTTTCTTGAAAAACAACTCGACTCGCTCGCCGAGATTCATGCGTTCCCTCGCATCTTGATCCCCGCCGGGTTTGATGGAGATATCGACCTCCGCGCCGGTGGCGTGACCTATTTCGATCCAAACAACCCGCAGGCTACGCCGAAGGAGTGGGGAACCGGCGGGCGCTACGACATCGGCGTCGAGCGGGC